GTATAGTTTATGAAATTGGGCTTATATGATAAATGTGTTGCAATCTGAATAAAACACTCACCAATGTAGTCGGGAACCCTAGGCCTTTTTACATCACCATCCTTTGCCTTTGCCTTTAGCACACCATTTCTAAATTCTACCATTGCTCCTAAAAATTCTTGATTGTCCACATAATGATTTGCCTTTTTATTTTGTGTTTTCATTTAATGTAATACCCTTTTTGGTTTTTTAGTTAGTGTTTTTAATACATCCACAAGATCAGTTAATTCTTCAACCGAGTCAAAAGACTCGTCCATCAGCTTGTTAAACTCTTGTTCTGGTTCTTCTCCTTCTTCTCCTCCGCTCATGGACATTCTTGTATATTTGTCTAATGTGGTATGATAATAGTCTACCATAAGTTGGTCAATATCTTCGACAACTAGAAGTTTATCAATCTTGATTGTTATACTATTGCTAACCCAAGGAATCCATTTAATTAAAATCATTGTTTGTTCCCCCGACACTCCAGAGTGTGCCGACGCATCTACGAAAGGAGGAAGCACAAACAATTTCAACGGATTAATGAGTCTTATGGCTTCTGCCTGTTTCCAATCAGAAATGTCAATTTCGCTAATGAGTTCAACACCATTATCAAACTGAATATATTTTAATTTAGTTTCCATGTCAGAATTTTAAGTCTACCTTATATATTTTGGTGGGAAATTGTTCTTGCATGTAATACTTATATCGCTCGACAAAATGTTTTACGGCAAAATTCTTATGAGCCTTGTAACTCAGGTCATCTACTATGTCATATAGTGTGGCTGAGCTTTTGCTCTCACTCGTTCGCAGACCTCTACCGATGCTTTGCAATACCCGTATCTTTGATTTGCCTGGGTGAGAAAATATGATGTTGTGTAGATTCTTGATGTTTACACCCGTCGAATAAACCCCATACGATGCTACTATTATAGCATCTTTTTCAGATTCTACAATAGCTCGGACCTTTTCTCTTAATTCGGTATCAGTGCCTCCATACACATAGAATACTTTTCGCCCCTTGGCTACTTTGTCCCTAATGATCGCATGTAGTAAGTTTCCATGCTTCTCTACATATTGAAACAGAACAAGAGTATTACCATCAAGGCTCACCGCAAGGTTTCGGATGAATGCATTGCGCTTATTACAGCTAACTAGAAAATCTATTTCTTCATGATATTTCTTTGTGGAAACTGTTTTGCAATACTGCTCTGGATATTTGAGTGTGATCGCCTTGATGTCAAATTTGGCTAATTGGTTTTTGTCAATGAGTTCTTTTGTCGTGATGACCTTTTTGACCCGACCAAATAGCCCTTCAAGGACAAGTTTGTGTGTCTGTGTGTCATCCAAAGTTCCTGTTGTACCAAAGCGATATTCTGCATTGACCAGCTTGGTCATAATAGAGGTCAAAGATTTGGCCTTGAACAGATGACACTCATCTCCTACAATAACATCATATTGCTCAAAGTATTGCTTTGGCATTTTGAAAAGAGACTGCCATGTAGAAATCGTAATTGGCATATCTGATTGCTTGTCTCTTCCGGCCATGATATAGTGAACGTGTTGGTCTGACTTCCAACCTTCGTTTTGCCCGTAATGATTGAAATCCCCATACAATTGAGAAACGAGCGAAGTTGTAGGAACAATGATGAGTGCTTTTTTTCCTTCATAATATCGCATGAGCGTATAGATGATGAGGGACTTACCAGATGCAGTAGGGGAGAGTAAAAGACAGCGTTTCTTACGAACTGCATGAACAAATGCGTTTAGTTGATAGTCACGAATTTCTACAGGAAGATTGAGTGTGTCAACAAACTCCTTGCCTTCCTGTAAAGAAAACTCTTCTGTCAGACCAACAGAAGAGTCGTGGTATTGAATATCATAGTCTCTATCTTGAGCAAATTGTTCAATGTGCGAAAGTAGCCCTGCATAAATGGTATTGTTGCGGAGGTCAACGAGCCTAATTTTGCCATCCCATTGCTTGCTCCGAAACGCAGGCATAAATTGATAGCCTTCAGCATAAAATGTAAAGTAATCAGACATTTCTTGAAGAGTAGAACGCTCACCATCAACTTGAAGAAATGCTTCATTCACTTTGGATAATATAATATCGGCCATATAATATTAATTAATTCCATTCAGAAATTTCTGCCAGGTGATTGCATTATTAATATAAAAACTGCGCCCATTGATGTTGGTCATGATAGATTTGACTGTCTCTACCTTTTCTTTCTGATAGTCGATCTTCAATAGCATCTTAATCAATTCGCGGTCAGATTCTAGATAGCGGGGAATGTCTTGCTTGAGCAATTTATGGTCAAACTGATCCCATCCCTGTTCCTTCAACTCTTCCCCACTCATTTTGCCTGAGTAGTATTCAAACTTGTTTCTTTCCATTTCCTTAAAATCGTGGGTCATCCTCTTGAGTTGAAGATTTTCCAAGGTATAGATTTTAAGGTATTTATTGTGCAAGGAAGGAATCTTTAGGCTTTCCTTGTCCAATTCAATTGTGTCAACCTTGCTGTCAGTTTCCCACAAGGCAAGAATTTCTTCCAGCTTCAAAATAGTCTCCATAAAACAATCTAAGTATCTATAAGTATAGTCTTTTTTTACGATTTGTCAAGTGCTATTTTGATAATTTTCTAAATTCGTAATTTAGGTATCTAAATGTTGCGGTACATGTCAGATAGTCAATGTCGCTTTGGGTAGTGTCAAATGAAAGTTCGCCTAATGACAACGGAAAGACATCATGGAACACAATTTCAAAATTCGGGTTCATTACGCTGTTCATTGTGGTGAGCGTTGCATCTGATACCACGGCTTCTTTACCATGAGCCTTGACGTTATCCTTATATTCGCGAAACTTTGTAGGAGTGCCAAGTCCAACCATCCAATTAAAAAGTTCTGTCCAGTTCTTTAAATCTTCGTCTACCTTGAAGGAAATATTAATTGGATCGAAGGTAAGTTTTTCTCCGGGTTGGGCTGCGTCAATGAATGGCGTAGGTTGAATGGCTTCGCCCAATGTAATTCCTGGTATAGTAGCCCCTTGTAGAAACCAATTGACATGGGGAAGTCTACGAATAGAAAAACGAAATCCAACAGGAGATAGGAAATTTTGATTTTCCGGATCTTTATATCGTGCGCCTGTTTCTGCTATTGGGGGTGGCATTAATAGAATCTCCTCTATACTTCGCAGTTCTATTTATAACAAAAAAGGGGAGCCCGTGAAGGCTCCCCTTTAATAGGTAAGTAACAAAGTTACTAAACGAGATGTACTGTTTACATCAAGTTTGTTACAACAACTGAGCGATAGTAGAGGTTCTTGTTTGTTTCAAGAACTTTGGCACCTTGTCGGGTGTCTACTACGCCATCGCCTGCGCTTGTTGCATACGGATTGGCAACGAGACCATATCGAGTCTTGAAGCCGATCTTTGGCTGGAAGTTGTTCTCGCCAACTGCGCGCACCATCTGGAGCGGAACATATGGGCAATAGAACAGCCCTGCGTCATATGCGCTTGAGCCCTTGTAGCCTACAGTCATATACTCGCGGCCCGTTGTGCTTGCAAAGTAAGGATCAATGTAAACCTTGAAGCGACCATTTAGCACGCCTGCGAAGGTGTTGCCAGTGTCGTCTACGTTCAAGTTATCCTTGAGAGCAGGAGCATGGTCAAGTGAACCAGCCATCGAAAGAGCAGATGCAACATCTGACGAGCAGATGATGATGTTACCCTTCCCGCGTCGAGTTTCGCGAGCAATCTTATTTGCTTCGCGCTCGATCTGGAACATGAGCCCCTTGAATCGCTCAACGCTCCAGCGACCATTGGCATCGACATCAAGGTCGAAAGTGCCTGCGGTTGCTGTGCCTGTGTTTGCACCAAGCGTTGCGCTCTTGTTGATTGTGCGAATAACTTCTCGGTTAATCTCAGCAAGAATCTCAGCAGACAGAATGTTAGCCAACTCGGTTTCGGCGTCGAGGCCATGAACAGCCTTGAGGTCCTGTGCGAGTTCGACAGTGTACTCTGCCTTGAGGGCACGCGACAATGCGGTTACTGTAACCTTGTCGATGGTGAATGCCATCTCGGCAATTTCTTGGCCGGAATCGCCCATTGCTTCAGCAGAACTGGTGGACATACCATTACCAGTAACGGAAGTTTCAAGAAGCGAATCGCTACCTGTATGAATATCGCCAACATCTGGAAGTGCAGCAGAGCCTGTTCCAGAGAACGTGGTGTTCGCTTCGTTGAACAGAGCTTCGGCTCCGCTCTGGCTCTGATAAGTGGAACGCATCGCAAAGATGAGCCCAGTAGGACCAGTCATTGGCTGAACGCCACAAATGTCATATGCAATGAGATTAGGCATTGCACGACGAACGAGGCTGATTAGGACGGGATCAAAGTTCCCGATACCGCCAGAATCAACTGTATTAGTCTGGTTCGCGGGAACCTCAAAAAGTTGCTGAGGTGCGCCAGAACCGGTTGATTCCATGAGTGCCCGTTCCTGATTCTCTAAGAGAATGGCAGTCACGGCTCGCTTGTGGGGATCTTTGATTGTATCCAGATCCTCGTGGTCGAGGACAGGACCCCACTTTGATTGTAGTTCTTCGGAAAGATACATGTTTTTAACTCCTTTAATAACTTTTGGGTTTGTTACTACCCGAGATTCTATTACTATTTATAAAATTAACGTCTTATAGTTCTACTAGTTCTACCAAGTGTTTGTGTATAGGCAGACATAGCGGCAGAAGTTTGAGGTTCATCAGTCAACGATTCACTAAGAAGTTCGTCTGTATCTTCCTCATCTACTGTTATTGGTGCCTGTGGGAAATAACCTTCTTTGAGTGTCGCAATTGCATGAATGTACTGATCTTCATCTTCATACTCGACACCTTCGGCCAACGAACCTAGTTTTTCAATTTCGGTGTCGGCCAGCCCATCAGAAAAAGCATGAAGAATTTGATCTTGCTTGCGACCATTGGCCTCTTGCTGAAGATCAATGTTAGCTTCAATGCTTTCGTTGAGAGCATTTTCGAGCGTTTCTACCTTCGTGGCGAGTTCGTCAACAACGTCAACTCTTTCGTCAGGAATAGTAATGTAGTGTTCTGTGAACAGGTTCTTTAGGCCCGTAAGGAAGTCGTCGGTGATTTCAGAACGAATACCACTTTCGACTGCCAGTTCATTTTCCTTCATCCACTCTTCGACAACATAGCTAAGATATCCATCTACCTTTTCAGTTAGTTGTTCTTCGTATGCCGCCCGAGCTTCTGTAAGTTCAACCTTGAAGTCATACTCAAGTCGATCAATTTCCTCGTTGATCTTTGAAACAACAGCAGCTTCAAAGATGATCTTGGCATTGGTCTTGAACTCTTCGGAAAGATTTTCGTCGTCGTCAGAAAGAAGGGCGTCAACATCGGCACTAATGTCAATGTCATCTGCACCAATTCGTGTGCGCGCCTGCTCTACCATTTCGGCAGATTCGTCGTCAATTTCGACTTCATACTCATCTTCGTCATCATCGGAATTTTCGTTGATGATGGCTCCGACAATATCACCGAAACGATCTTCTAGTTCATCACGATCCATTTCACGAAGGATGTCGAAAAGAGCCTTGGCCATTCCGGCCTTTGTGGACGGAATTTCAAGCTCTTCCTCTTCTTCGTATACAGTCTCAAACTCTTCCTCTTCTTTTTGTAGAGGAGTAGTTTCTTTGGAACTACCTTGAGTAGGATTGCCCTTGTCTCCAGTTCTAGGAGCGTCCTGAGGCTCTTTGGCCTTCTTGGTCTGATGTGCAACCTTTGAGGCGTCCTTGTTCTTAACTTCGAGATCGGTTGCAACCGCAGGCATGGGCTTGACTCCACCCTTGGCCTTTGGAGCATTTTTCTTTCCCGGAGCAGAGCCTTCCTTAGGATATGCATCATTTCCTGGGGTTGAAGTTGACCGGCTCTGATCGCCTCCTCCGGTGACCACCCCCTCGATGATTTGTTCTAACTTTGTCATTTTGAAATTCTCCCTATAAAAGTAAAGAAAGCAGTTTTAATTCTACTCTTATTTATATTAATTATAATTTTGAAAGGAAATCCTTAAAAACTTTTAATTTAGTTTCTTCTAATCTTGTTCGATTTTCATTATAAATTTCTTGTTTGTATTCTTCAATTTGTCGTTCTTTAAGGATACCATTATCCCAAATCCACTCTCTTCCTTCCATGATTCCTTGTACAAATGCATTAGGAGCAGAGGGATCTGCAACAATATCCGCTGCGGTTGCAAGGCGATAATCGTCTTGGACAATTTGCATACCGTCAGTCTTACTAGGCTTCAATGAGCCCATTCCGCGAGACGAGACACCAAGATTTGCGCCTTCGTCAATCAGATTCTTGACAATCTTTCCGTAAGGCGTGTCCATAATCTTTGCCTTGCCCACAAAATTGTTGTTTCCGTCTTCTTTAATATCTTTAATCATGTGAGACACACGGTCAAGATTGATTTGAGGACCGTCAGGATGCCCAAGCTCACCGAATGCACGATTCTTGTCTACATACTCAGCATTATATCGCTTGACTTCATTTCGCAGAACACTAACGGGATACATTCTTCCGTTGCGATTCTTCTGCTCGGCCTGCATAAAAATTCCAGAAATATAGTGGCTCTTTTTACCAGTTGTCTCATCGACTTCGGTTAGGAATTCTACGCTCTCGTTGAGTTCGGTGATTAGTCTCATATTAGATCGCCTTTGCTGATATGCCTTGATGTCCGGTCTTTGCGCCAATTCTACCCTGTCGGAATGCAAAATCAGCCATCTTTGAAAAACCAGCCTTGTCTTTTGAAATCGTTTGGGCTAACTTGACTTGGTTGTTCTTGTTCAATGCACCATGGACCTGAAGAAGAATATTTGCCGTCGTGGCATCAACTTTTAATGTATTTCCATCTTTGAATCTAATAGTAGAAGCCTGATGCTGCGTCACAATTTTCTTTAGCGTATCCATTGTATTTTCGACAAGCTCTTGGTCTTCGCGAATAACGGATTCCATATTGTGTGTATAAGAACCATCCTTGCGTTTCACATAGACAGGCTTGAACGCCTTGGTGACCATATCTTCCGCAGAACCATCGGCATTGCGCGTATTCTCGTCTGCATCATCCAATTCTTCGTCGTCAGATGGAAGAGGAGCATCTACGCCCGCGCTCTT